GGAAACAATAGTGGGCAGCCATCAACTGTTGTGGATAATACATTGATGGTCGTGGTTTCAGTATACTACTCATGCATCAAACTTGGTTGGACAGAGGCTGATATTCGAAATCAACTGGTCTTCTTTGCAAATGGTGATGACATCATTCTAGCGGTTCCAACAAATTGTGAATACCTCTATGATGCAATGGGAGAATCCTTTATGGAACTTGGTCTCAACTATGATTTTAGTGAGAGAACTCAACAGAGAGAAGATTTATGGTTCATGTCACACCAGGCGAAAGAAATTGAAGGAGTTTACATTCCGAAACTCGAAATGGAAAGAATAGTATCCATACTTGAATGGGACAGAAGTAAGGAGTTAATGCATCGCACTGAAGCGATATGCGCTGCAATGATTGAAGCATGGGGGCACACAGAATTGCTACAGGAGATACGGAAGTTTTACATGTGGTTGATTCAGAAGAGTGAGTTTAAGGAATTGGCTTTACTTGGAAAGACCCCTTATATTGCTGAGACAGCGCTAAAGAAGCTCTATACGGACAAGGATGCAACACAAGAGGAGATTGAGGCATACCTCAAAGTTTTATGTATGCACCGAGATGAATGTAACGAAGCAGTGTCTTTACAATCCAAGAGAGAGGAAACCATTGACGCAGGAGTTGAGAAAGAGCAAACGACTGGTAAGAAAGCCGTGGGGAGTAGTAGTGACACTGAGAAAAACAAGGAGAAGGGAGGTTCTGGTGTGGTCAAGGACAAAGATGTGAACGCAGGATCCAAAGGAAGCGTTGTCCCACGTTTACAGAGAATTACGAAGAAAATGAACCTACCAATGGTAAAGGGAAACATGATTCTGAATCTTGAGCACCTTATTGAATATAAACCGGACCAAACCAAACTATTCAATACACGGGCAACTGATAGCCAATTTGCAGCTTGGTATGAAGGTATCAAGGAAAAGTATGAGGTGGATGACAACCAGATGTCAGTCATCATGAACGGCTTTATGGTTTGGTGCATTGACAACGGAACTTCTCCTGACATAAATGGAGTTTGGGTGATGATGGATGGTAACGAGCAGATTGAATATCCTCTTAAACCAATGGTTGAGAATGCCAAACCAATTCTTCGACAAATAATGCACCATTTTTCAGACGCAGCTGAAGCATACATTGAAATGAGATGCGCTAGTGGTCCGTACATGCCTAGGTATGGTCTCTTGCGCGATCTGCGGGATAAGAACTTAGCACGATATGCATTTGACTTTTATGAAGTTAATGTGAAAACCTCTGATCGTGCTCGAGAAGCAGTAGCCCAAATGAAGGCTGCGGCACTGAGCAACGTTACTAACAAGTTGTTTGGACTTGATGGGAATGTTGCAACAACCAGCGAAGACACTGAAAGGCACACTGCACGCGATGTTAGCCAAAACATGCATTCACTTCTTGGCATGGGCTCAATGCAGTAAAGAGCAAGTAAATTGTTCATAGTTATAGCTTCGCTATCGCTCTAGATTTTAGAATATATTTCCATTCTCTTTAGCGTGGTTATACTACCTTTACTCGAGTTTGAGTGTGGCTTTGCCATGTGTGTGAAATATTTCTTTATATCAAAGCAGGGAGGATCATGCCAATTCCGGAGCTTTCAGAGTGATTCTATCACGTGCACTGTCCGAGGTTCGGCAATGTTTATCGTCCCAAAAAAAAAA